CAGCAAGATAAACAGGCTCGATTGCTGACTGAAGAGAGATTCCTACATTTTCGCAAAAGTATGGTTCAGCATAAGGATGATCAAAATCACCATAAATAATTTCAAAGTCTTTTATATAAAACTTATCTGAGGTAGAACCAGTAAACGAGCTACTTCCTGCTCCATTTAAAGCATAGAAAAACAAATATTGAGTTGAATTTCCTACTAGGGTTACTTCTACTTCTGTCCACTCATTTTTATTACTAAGCCGAGGATTAATGTCGCAGTCATCAAGGGTGCAGCCGGGGCCTTGGTTTATTAAAATTGAATCAAGATTAGGGCTTGCTGAAGTTATATAGTATTTAAATTTTATTTTATAAGTCCCGCCGGTTGCCTTTCTGCCGTAACCATTATAAAAAACAGTTCTATAAATAAAGTGCTGACCAGCAGTTGCAGTAAGGGCCACACGCATGAATGCTGAATCGGTTGTATTGGACGCAGTACTTGAAATGCTACTGTCGCTATGTGGGGCATCTAACGCGACTCTAGTAAAATTCCAACCGTCAGTATCACTAGAAAAATCAGACGAATATGATACTGCGTCTAATGGACCCAGAACCAATTTCGCCTCATTGTAATTATGATAACTCACCCTTTACCTTGTACCTGTAATCAATTACACTTTTATCGAGGGAATTTGATCTTTTAATTTTGTATATTTTTCCCATAATCGCTGTCTTTTAGCCATATCAGCCTCTCTGGAAGCCGTTCCTTCTGAAGCATTATAATAACAGGTTATTACATCGTCGAATGTTTGGATCGGAACGCCATAATTATTAAATTCATCCCACAATAATATATCTTCGTGGACTAGCTCTCCATCTGGGTCTTCGTAAAACAATTTACCATCGTCTGGTATCAATTTTGCATGAATCAAGGTTGCCCAAGGCCCAAATGTGCGTTTTTCGGCAGATTTGGAGGCTGGTTTTAGTGTTTTTTGTCCATCTTTGCAATAGTACCAACTCCCAACGGAAAATGGAGAGTTATTTTTCATTGCTAACTCAGGTAATTCTCTTGCTCTTTGTCTTGTGAAGAAGTCATCGGCATCAGCTAAAAAAATCCCCGGAAAATATTCTTTTTTTTCTAAAGCTTTTTTAATTACTCTATTTTTCGCTTGGGCAATACTCTTTGCTTTACTAAATTTAAAAACATTAAAAATTATAGCTGAAGACATTTCAGAAAACCTTTCCGCAATCTCTACAGTTGAATCGGTGCTTGAATCGTCTCCAAAGTTCATAACCCAAGGAAGCCCCTTCATCGCGTTATCTATAGATGAAAGTACGACGGGCAAAGACTTTTCAGCATTGTGTGCGCTAATAGAGACTTGAAACCCTTTATTTTGCCAAATTTTTTCATTTTTTAGATTTTCTATGTTTTTTCTAAAGATTTTAGCTCTTTCAACAAAATCCTTCATAGTAACATTTATGATAGTTATTTTTTGTGAAAATCACTAGAAAAAGTGTAAAATATACTAAGGTATAAGGTTTATGGGAAATCCGTATAATTCTATTTATGATGATATAGATGATTGGTCTGCGTCAGTCACATATCTTAAAAATTACATAGCTTATGATTCACACACTGCTGGTGCTGAATTTTTTTATGTTATTTCTGATTCTATTCTAAGCTCCACTAAACCGCACAATGACTCCACCAACTGGGGGGGGATAACAAACTTCAATGGCAAAAGAATGCCAAACTTTATTTGGACCCCATCTTACAACCAACAAACAAAAATAGAACCAAGGGTTTTAAATATTAGGTTTGGTGATGGCTACGAGCAAAGAACTCAGGATGGAATCAATAATGATTTATTAACTTTAAGCCTTACATTTGAGAAAAGAAGTGAGATAGAAACTACAGCAATAAACCACTTTCTTAATGAAAGAAAAGGGGCTGAATCTTTTGTGTTTACGCCACCAGCCCCATTCGCTACTGCCGCGAAGTTTATTTGTAAATCATTTAATACTAATTATGTGTTTTATGATAATTATACAATATCCATGACTTTCGAGCAAACACCCTAATTAAGAAATGCCTACTAATTCAGAGTTTAAAAACCAAGGTGCAAACGGCGATTTACGCGCTGGTGGCACTACGATGTCCAAAACTCAAGCTGAAACATCGAGTAGGAACTTAATAAACGAAGCATCGAAACTAGAACCTTCTAGCTTAATTCAGTTGTTTGAAATAGATATTTCAGAAATTCTTATAGGAGACAAGCTAGAAAAGACGTTAAAAGATAATGAGTTTTTTAATGTTAATATCCCAAGCAATAACATTTTTAGATTTCATAATAACGTTGTATTAACTAATAATAATATTATTTTTCAAGGAAATACATACGTCGCTATGCCAATAGAGGCAAACGGTTATGAAACTAATTCAAAAGGTCAAGCGGCTACACCAAAGCTTGCATTAGCTGTAAAAGCTGATGGAGTCCCTGAATTTAGGCAGCTTAAATCTTTAATGAGAGATTTAGAAGATTTAATTGGAGCAAAAGTTACCAGAATAAGAACTTTTACAAAATATCTGGATTCAACAAATAGTTTTATTAAAGATAATAAAAAGTTACTAAGCCAATCTGAACCAGACCCATATGCTTTTTTCGCACCAGATATTTATTTCATTGATAGAAAAAGTAATGAAACAGCTACGGCATTAGAGCTAGAACTTGCGTCTTTTATAAACTACGAAAAAATTAAGTTACCCCAAAGAATATTAAACTCTACAAGGTGTCCTTGGACTTACCGTGGAGAAGGCTGCTGTTATGAATACAAATCTACCGCTGATGCTCAAGGCTTTGGAATTCATGACGACGCAACTTTACCAACTTATGCCCCACCGATGGCAACAGAAGCGGGTCAAGAGTTTTCTAAAGAAAATTTAGTAAAAGATTATGATCCATACAACAATGCAGACACAATAACTCCGACTCTGTGGGTGCAAAACAAACAATACGAAGCAGGTTCAATAGTTTACATAACAGTAAAAAAAGTGAACTATTACTTTATCGCAAAAACAGGTGGCGTTGACAAAAACGTTCCTCCACCAAACTTAAATTTTTGGCTTGCCGATCAATGTGCAAAAACCCTTGAAGGATGTAACGTAAGATGGGGTGAGGGTTCACCGGGAGCACAACACGCTTCTAGAAATAACTACTTACCATTTGGTGGTTTTCCGGGGATAAAGAGGCAGTAAGATGATTCTGTTAAACAAAAAAACCAGAACAAGAATAAAAGAGCAATCTATTCAAGAAGCTCCATCTGAATGCTGTGGTTTAATTGTTAAAAATGAAAGAAACAAGCCAGTAGTTTTTCCTTGTGAAAACGTAAGCAAGGAAAAAGAAGATAATTACAGAATATCACCCGAAGATTATCTAGCTGCTTCTGACCTTGGTGATATAGAAGCCGTATACCACTCTCATTCTAAAGAGTATCACTGGGATAACTTTACGCCCCTTGATTTACTAAATGAAGAGCATGGGCTTGAAATTGTTTTGTATCTTTTACACAAAGATAAATTTTTAATATCTTCTCAAAATAATTATCTTAATCAATATCTTGAAAGAGACTATGTTCCCAAAGTTACTGACTGTTTCACTTTGCTGACAGACTTTTATAAAGACCAATTAGATATACATGTAACGAAATATGATTACAGTGTTTTTGATTTCTTTAACGAAGAAAATTGGGAAAACAAAAAAGAAAGCCCATTCGATGTCTTTTTTGAGAAAGAGGGTTTCGAGGAAATAGAATATGAAGATATGAAAATGTATGATGTTCTTTTCTTTAAAAACGTAAATAAATTTGCACCCACGTTTTCTTGTCACATGGCTTTGTATGTTGGAAATGACACGATGCTTCACCAGCCATTTAATAAGGTTTCAGAGCTAAGTCCTTTTACTAAAAGGCATATGAGATATATAAACAAAATAATAAGACATAAAAGCTTGATGTAAAATGAAAGAGTCTCCAAATATAGTTAGAATTAAGTTTCACGGTAGCCTTGGCAAAAGGCTAAAGAAAAATACTTGGAATTTAGCAGTAGAAAGTGTTAGTGAAGCATTTTATGCTGTTGACACCATGTCCAAAAGAAACTTAGTAAGGTGCATGATAGAGGATTCAGAAAAACAATTACAATATCAAGTAAAGGTAGATAACAAGCTCATAGACACTTCTAAAATTGATCCAGAAAAATTTTCAACAATTGAAAACTCAGAGCTTTGCATAAAAAGAAAAATAAAAACAATAGACATCATTCCTCTTCTAGAGGGTAGCGGTGGCGACGGTGGAGGTTTAATGGCTCTGATTGGCATAGTTTTAATTATTGCAAGTGCTGGCGCAGCAGGTGGACTTGTAGCGGCGTTCAAAGCCGGTGGAATGGTACAGTTCGCGATGATGGCAGGTGTAACAATGTTAGCTGGAGGAATATCCATGATGTTAGCAAAGCCTCCAAAATTTGATGACTTTAGAGAAATAGAGCAAACTAAAAAATCAACATCTTATCTTTTTGGCGGACCAGTAAACACTGCAAATGAGGGAGGGCCAGTTCCAGTCGGCTACGGAAGGCTAATAGCTGGCTCACAAGTAATACAGTCATCTTTAAATACCCGCGAATTAACGGTTGGAGAATTAGGAACTTATAGACCAAGTTAAAATATCATGGCAAGCGACAGTACAGAGGGAATAATATCAGGTTCTAGTAGAATAGGATCACTTTCAGAGTCACACGTTGTTGACTTAATTTCTGAAGGTGAAATCCAAGGTCTAGTAACCAAAGAGTACAAGTTTGATGGAACCCTTGGCAACATAGGTTATACCAGTGCAAGCTTAATCAAAAGCCAGTCACCGCTTGCTTCTGTTTACTGGAACAGTGTACCAGTAGTTGATGAGCAGGGAAATTTTAATTATCAAGACGTAAACGTAAAAGAGAGTCTTGGTTCAAAGAACGGATCAACGCAGCCTTTAACTAGGCCAGAAACAGATGATGAGCTTTTTAAATTTCTAGAAACAACTAAAGTTATAAATGAAAGGCTGCGAGGACCAACCAAAGGCAGCAGTGATTTTCCAGACAATGCAGAGTATTTTAAAAAGGTTTATAGAGTATTAAATACTGATTGTTTTGCAATTAAATTAAACGTAAAGATACTTTCGCTAAACACAGTAAACAAAGACAATGGATCAGTTCAGGACAATAGCCTTCATATTGTTGCTGAAACTAGAGCACTATTTATTAATGACGAAGAAAGCTTTAGCAATGAAAATGGTCAAGGAGTAAATCCGAACTTAAGCCAAAACCAAAGCCCCTTGGCTGGAACTTTTAAGGGCAGAGTTTCCAGTCCTTTTGTTAAAAGTTATTTAGCAATGAAATCTTTTTCTCAAATAGAAAAAACAGTTTTAAGTCCAACAACTCAAATTAGAAACGTAACTTCAGCAGGAACATTTG